TACAAAAGAAAAGAGTTATGTGAAATCTGAGATAGTTTGAGTATTGCGATCGTATTTAGTCTTGGCTGTACCAAGTGATCCATGCCTGTTTTTAGCAACGATAATCTCAAGCATGCCAGAATCTTGAGACAGCTCTTTATTGTAGTAGTCTTCTCTATATAGCATCAAAACGGCATCAGCATCTTGTTCAAGAGAGCCTGATTCTCTAAGATCGCTAAGGCCTGGTCTTTTGTCCATTCTTTTCTCAGCTTCACGATTGACTTGAGTGAGGCACACGATTGGACAATCGCATTCTTTGGCAAGCAGCTTTAAAGACCTGCTGATCTCACTCACCTCTTGCTCTCGCATTTGATTTTTGTTTGTGCCTGATCCCTTGAGTAGTTGTAGGTAGTCAATCACAATCATACCGAGGTCGTTCTCCTTCTCTTTGATCATTTTACAAAAAGATGTCAGTGAGCTGATATCAGTCACTCCTTTGTCCACCAAAGTGATGTTTTGTGATGCTAAAGATTCCGCCGCCTCAACAATCCTCTCAACCACGAATTGGGGAGCTTCATCTAAAGATCGATCTTTCAAGTTGATGTAGTCAATGCCACCAACCGAGCAAAACAGTCTTGCGATCAATTGCTCTTTGCTCATCTCAAGGCTGATAAAGATCGTTCTGCGATTTGAGATTTGCTTTAGCTTGATCAGATGCAAAGCCAATGCAGTTTTGCCTACACCTGGACGGCCTCCGATGTAGTATAAGCAACCTCTTTGAAGCTTCATGTATCGATCCAACTCAATCAGACCTGTGCTGATCCCTGTAGGTACTGCACGCATTGAGAGAAGAGTTTGTCTGATCTGATCTGAAAAACTTTCACTCTCAACAGGTAGCAATTGCTTGTATAGATCAACCTTTGCTTTATGCCTTGACTCTACCCAATCCATGTCATGACCTTCTCTTAAAAGCTTGGCTTTGTATGCATCCACCATTGCGATCTGGCAAGACACATACCATTGCACATGAGCGCGCACCTCTGCATGTGCAATTGTGAAAAGCCTATAAGGCTCATAATTCAAGAGCAAGGTAGTCATCACATGTCCGATTTCATCAGGTGACTTAGCTTTAGGCAAATCTTTAAAATTAAAGTGATGCCTTTTTTTATACTCATCAATCATCGCAGGCAATGTGATAGGTACAGGATTGTCTTTTGTGCCTTTTGCTTTGATCCTGATTGCCATTCGATACATTAAACAAAGAGTTGGATCGAGCATGAGGTCATCGTCTTTGATCAATCTGAAAATCATATCTTTGATCTCATCGTATCCATCTTGCACAAGAGTCGACAAGATTCTTGATGCTCGCATTGCGGCTGCGATGATGTCATCTTCTGATAAAATATCGGTTGATGTGATCACATCTGACATCTTCACCTTGTCATCCCAAGAGTGTTGATCATCCATTTTTAGGCATCTTTCTTTGGCAAAAAGCCACAGCCTACTGCATAGGGATAGAGAAAAAATTGATGGCTGATGCCTGTGGCTTGCTCAAGTTGCATTGCCATCTTCATTGAACAGCCTTGATCATCTTTGAAATATAGATAAACCTGTTGACGAGTTTTTCCCATCTTCTCAGCGATCTTAGGGATGGACATGCCTGTGATTTCTCGTACACGGTTGACTTTAAAGCTAACTTTACTCATGATTGAGCCTTTCTTTTTGATTAAAAAATTTCTATTCCATCGTATCAAATAGACTTTACTTTGTCAATCTTAAACTGTATCATGTGATAAAAATCATTTACAAAAAGGGATTAAGATGTCAAAGCTTTTTAGTGAGACAATGCCTTCTTTTGGCGTTCTCAGCAATATCAATCGATGCGGATTATTGGCTCAAATTCCAAATGCTCGCACTATTTTAATGCGAATCATTGAGCTCATTGAGATTGATAAAAACTCAAATGGAAGATCAATAGTTGCTTCATATTCTTACATTGGCACAATGATCCATGTATCTGAGCAACAGGTAAAAAGATCAATTGAAAAGATGGCTGATGATGGCATCTTGTCAAAATCCAAATACAAGTTTAGCGGCATGAATGAGATTAAATTAACTGATTTTTGCCTTGCTCGATATTGGAGATCATACACAGACTTTTATAAAGATGATGATCGATTAGATCAAAAAAGACCTGATCGATTAGATCAAAAAAGACCTGAACGATCAGATCAAAAAAGACCTGATCGATTAGATCAAAAAAGACCTGAACGATCAGATCAAAAAAGACCTACAAATAAAGAAACCTTTTTAATAAAGGAAAAAGAAATAAATAAAGAAAAAGAGCCAAGCCAAGAGATTGAAAAATCTGAGTTTGAAAAAATCATTGAAGATGAAATGAAAGGGCACATGTGGGAGAGCCTACAGGCATCTAAGAAAATCATCATTGAAGATGAAAAGGTACAATGTGATCTTCCAACATGCTCATCAAACATTTATCGAGCATGTGAAGATACAGGAAAATATTATTGTGTTTTTGAGCCTAGTAAACCTTGGCAAAAAGAAAGCAGGCAAATTCAAATCAGGAGAATGCTTAAAAGCCAATTCGTGCAAATGAAACAACATCATCTTGATCTATCACTGCAAAACATTAAGCTTGATCTAAAAGGTGATGATTTAGATTATGTGCTGGATGTCTGTAAAGGTGGCAAACAGAAGCTTTTTATTCAAGGCTCAAGCAATGCACTCCTCACACATCTAGCAACAGGCATTTTTAAGCAAAATCTCTTTGAGGTACATTATCCCTATGAGCATAGCTATGGCATGCCTAGAATCTCTTTTATGACATGGGATGAGTGCATGCAACTGATGCATGACTTTTACATCGAGGAGAAACGCACATACTCCAATCAAATATCCACAATCAAAGATAAATTCTCAAAGTTTGATATGATCATCATTGATCAGTTTTCTGTAGGCAAGAAAAACAAGCTGAGAGAGGCCATGATCAAGCAATTGGATGAGTTTGTGCAGATTTTTGAAGGCTCAATCGTTTTACTATCAACCGAAGATCATGCACCAGCTGGCATGACAAAATTAAAATTGGAGAAATATCATGGCAATGAACGAAAAAACTAGACTTGTTAAAGAGAAAACAGGGATGACTTTAAAAGCCTTGTCCAAAGAAATCGGATATGCAGAAACATCTTTAACTTGTGCATTGAGAGGGCATTATCAAATGGGCTATCCATTGGCTAAGATTTTAGCTGAACGAACAGGAGTATCCCCGCTCTATTTTTTAGAAGATAATGCTAAACTCGAAGATTTTTTAAAATAAAAAAAGCATGCTTGATGTGTTTATGTTATTGATCGATCGAATCCTTTTGAAGAGACCTTTTTGTGAATGTTGACGATACGCGTAGCACTTTAGATCGATCAACATCTGAGAATATTATGGCAAAGTTATATTTTTTCTATTCTGCAATGAACGCAGGAAAAACAAGTCAATTATTGCAAACGAATTTCAATTATGAGCAAAGAGGCATGAGCACACTACTTTTTGCACCTGCATTTGATCAAAGAGAAGGCCTTGGCACAATCAAATCGAGAATAGGCATATCAGCATCAGCCAATATCTTTTTTAAAGAAACTGATCTTTTTCAAGCAATAAACAGCCATCATAATAATGCTCAAGTGCATGCAGTCTTTATCGATGAAGCTCAGTTTCTATCCCCCGCTCAAGTGCTGCAGTTGACCGTTGTTTGTGATAGGCTCAACATCCCTGTGCTCACATATGGACTGAGAACGGACTTTAGAGGAGAGCCATTTGAAGGCAGCAAATATCTGCTAGCTTGGTCTGATACTCTCACTGAGATCAGAACGATCTGCAAATCAGGTAAAAAAGCCACAATGTCAGCACGACTCGATCAAGATGGCAATAGGATTTTTGAAGGTGAGCAAATTGATATTGGATATCACTATGAGCCTATGGCAAGGCATATGTTTCAGCTAGATAAAGCATCACCTATCGCATGCAAAGAGACACCAGCTGATCGTAAATAGTCTTCTCCTGTGCTGATCCATCTTGTGCTTTTTATCTCATAGTAAACAGCTTTGATGCCTGCATGATGAATAAGTTTAGCACACATTAAACAAGGTGGTGCAGTCACATAAATAGAGCATCCATCTGTTGAAATTCCATTTTTAGCGGCGTTTGCAATAGCATTTGTTTCAGCATGATGACATCCTATTTGCGATTGTGATCCGCTGGCAATCTGATCTTTATCTCTTAGGCAACAATCACCACCACAAAGGCCGTTTTGCTTGCGAGCAATTCCATTGAAAGAAGATATGATAGGCACATCCCCGCGCACGATCACAGCACCGACCTTTGCACGACTACACGGTGATAGACTTGCCATGATCTCAGCCATGCTCAAAAAAGCTTTATCTTTAGCACTCATAGCAATCATCTTCTTTTGATGCTAGACAAGCTAGCTCACTAGCAAGTTTTAAAACAGCTTTTGATCGTTTGCCACATTTGCCTTTATTGCCTACTGCATACCGACCAAGAGCAAGGCATGTATCACCTTGAGAGACATCAAGCCAAGTTTGATAGGCCTTAATGCCATATTCAATTTCTGAGCAATCTTTGCAATCAAAAAAATGTTTCTTTACTTGCATCACACCCTTAGCACCAGCTGATGATGTCAAGCCTGTTTCAAACTTGCTTTCATAGTATGCAATCGCAATCATGAGATGAGGATCCACCCCCATCTTTTCAGCACTAGATGCCACCTTTAGGCACTGTTGCATTCTAGAGGGAATTGACTTAGCGACAATCTTTTCCCATCCCAAATCTTGCTTGCTTTGAGTAGGATTGAAGATCATACCCATCACAACCCAACAAACATCAAAATAGCTATTCATCATCATCATCCTCGTCTTTGGTGATGTCATCCCAACTCTCATCGTATGAAATATCATCGTACGAGATAACGATCGCTTTATGATCAAAGATTGAACGGCAGTTTTTGCAATAGTGGTATTCCATACTTGAGCCTGCTAAGTTTGAGTTTATTTTTGATTGGCATCGAAGGCAGTGCATTGGATCAGCTCCATGGTTTTAGGGAAGATGCCTAAAGTTATATCATATATTGCTTGAGCATATTCTCTTATTTCAAACTGTGCGTTTTCATCGAGTCTCAATCGTAAAAAGTGCATGATTGATTGTGTTGATGCCGTCCAGATGCATTCGCTATAAGTGGCAACAGGCAAGACAATGCGAGCTTGCTCTCTACATACTCCCATCTTGAGCAATTGTTGATAATTGCCATATGCCAAATTGTAGACCTCATCAATCAAGATCAAAGCTTGGTCTTCCTCTGCATCTGATAGCGATCCTATCGATGATTGCTTGTTTTTTGTGTCTTGTAGTCTGAAATGATCGGGATAATAAAAGCCTTCTTTGATCTCAGTATATCTTGCTGATTGCTCATTCCAAGCACAACCGACTTGGTGCTTCATCCATTGTCTTAAAACAAATATAGGTGCTTTAATTCGGAATGAAATGCTTGAATGCCTAAATGGTGATGTGTGCTCATGATCCCAAAGATATTTTAAGAGCTTGCCATCTCTATCCGTCCATGATGTGGAGATAGATGCAAAGCTCACACGAGCGGCATTGACCACAGATAAGTCTGATCCCATGTGATCGACATACTCAACAAATCCGTCTGAAATAATCTTTTTCATACTTGCCTTTCTTAATGAAATGTGTATTATATTATTATATAATTTTATGCTTTTCAAGGTGTTTATATAACACAGTAAGGACAAAAAAATGATTAACACAACTTTAATTTCAAGATTGCTTGTGATCGATCAAGTGATTTCATCTGCACTTGAGCATTTCCCTGCTCAAAAAGATGCATTGCGATTGCATATTGATGCACTGATCAATCAGCATGTAGATGATCACTCAAATGATGTTGAGGCTCAACTCATGGCAAGACTTGAAAACGATCGTATTTCAAACATCTACTCACAACTCAAGGAGAATAAAAATGCTTAACTCTCTCACTTTAATTGGTCGTGTTGGTCAAGACCCAACCGTCAAAGTTATTTCAGATACTGCTCAAGTATCAAATTTCAGTGTCGCATATACCGAGAAATACAAAGATCAACCTCAAACAACATGGTTTAATGTGCAAGCATGGAACGGCCTATCAAAGATCGTTCAAGACCAGGTAAAGAAAGGTGATCTCATCACAATTGTAGGCAAGATCACATCAAGAGAAGCAGAAGGCAAAACCTACTGGACACTCACAGCTGAAAGAGTGATTGTTTGATGAAGCCAAAAGATCGTAAATCTATCTTGAGCCTTTACATATCAACAAAGCTGATCAACCTATTGGATACGATCAGCGATAGGCATAAGGTTAAGGTCTCAAAGCTCGCTGAAAAACTCCTGCTTGATGGTCTCAATCGAGATCAGATTGATCTTAGCCTTGAGATCGATGATGATGATGCTATTGAGAAAATCACTGCTAAAATTATTGAAAGAGGATGATCATGGCAAAGAATAGACAAGCTCCAGAGCCTAAAAAGACCGTTGATAAAATTGATACGGTCGATTCGAAGACTAGCAAAAACGCCATTGTGCCAGCTAAAAAGACTGACGAGGAAAAGGCAGAGCTCGCAAAAAAGAAAAGGCTGATGTTAACCGAGCAAGTACTTGAATATATTTCTCAAGGCCTTTCTCAGACTGATGCACTTTCTTTTGTCGGTGTTGCCTACAGCACTTGGAACGGATGGATGAGATCGGATCCCGAATTGGTGGCTGATATCAAGAGAGCTGAAATCTCTTTAAAGGTCAAGCATCTTCAAAATATCCAACGACATGCTGAGAATGATGTTAGAGCCTCTCAGTGGCTTTTAGCTCGTAAATTCCCTGCAGAATTTGGGGAAAAGCAAACGATCGATATGAATACACGAGGGGATGACAATAAAGTTATCATCAATGTGATCCAGCAGGTGCAAAAAGAAAAACATGCTCAAGCTATTGAAATTAAGCACGAGTTACCTGATGAGATAGATGATGAAGAAGACTGATCTAAAACTCAATCTCAATCCCCTGCAGGTTGATCTGATTGATAAGCTGATTTATTCAAATGATCCATTTATTGCCGTTCGAGCAGGTTGGGGGAGTGGCAAGACATCAGCACTTGTCTTTGCCTTATGGACATGGAGCAAACTGCACCCCAATAAGTCATCTCTCTTGGTGACTGATACAACACCACGCTATCGATCTGTTTTAGGTCCAGAGCTTGAAAAGTGGCTTGTGCCTTATGGTTGGCAATATCATCAGCAAGATGGCAAATGGCAAGCACCAAATGGTCATGTCGTATGGACAAGAAGCTATTTTAGACCAGGTACAAGAGACGCTACACATAACCCTCTTGAAGGTCTTAACATAACGAGCGGTTTAGCTTTGATCGATGAGTGTCAAACACTATCCGAAGAGGTAGCACAAAAGACTTTAGGCCGTTTGCGATCAGGTCCATCACCCAAGCTTATCATGGTAGGTCTTCCTGTTTGGGATGCTTGGTGGGTAGCTTTTGCAGAAAGAGCAAATTGTCAGCCTATCCTACATTCAAGCCATGTTAATAAGGCAAATCTAAGTGACGCTTGGTTTGAAGCAGTCAAGAATTTGCCTGAGATCGAACGGCTTGCCATGGTGGAAAATCAGCCTAGACCACCTCAAGGCATTGTCTTTTCTGAGTGGACGCACTCGCATGTTATCGAGGGATGGCAATATGATCCATCAATGAGCGCTCGTATTGCAGTCGACTTTGGCTTTAGAAAACCTTCCGTTTTGATTTTGGCACATGATCCACATCTTCAAGCAGATGTCATCTGCGCTGAGATCAATCCTCAAGAGATCACCTTAAGTCAGCTTGCAAAAGAGATTTTAAAAATAGCTTGTCCTCGTGAGCTTGCACATCTCTATCCCAATCGCATCTTGCTAGATGGTGCGTGTGGTGATAAAGCAGGCAGTGCTAGATCAGATCGTACTGCTCAATCTGCCTTTATTGAGCTCAAACAGCCTCCAGAGAAAGGTGGTATAGGAATGCCATTTAGGTGGGTAACTGATCCCATTCGAGTTGATATCATGAACGGCGTTCAACGGCTCAAGAGGTTGATCCATCAAAGAAAGATACTATGCACCAAAGAGGTGTGGGATCGTGGAGAGCATGCAACAGGCAACAGCTTCAGAAAGGCAATCGTTTCTTATGCTTGGGATGGCAAAGAGATGCCTAAAAAAGACGGTCGAGAGGATCCACTAGATGCTCTCAGGTACGATGTTATTAATTGGAGTTGGAGAGATAGCGACCTTCCTAGCATGGTCAATGACATCACAGCCAAAACAGGACAAATCGGCCAAAGGTCTGTAAAGATAATCAAAAAACTTAACTTTTAGGAAAACAACATGAAAAGCGACTTAAATTTTTATCTAGATGTCCGAAGCGTAAAGCATGGCTTTAAAAATACTGCAGGCTCTTTTGAGCTAGATGAAAGGCTTTGTGAAATAGAAAATCAGATCGAGCAAGATAATCGGAGAAAGCGCGATCTTCAAGCGACTTATTGGAAAAAGGAAGGCAAACGAAGACCGTCAATGCAATTCGATATTGCTAAAATTCAATCAATGGTTGAGCAAAAAATACCTTGGGAAAAGATTGCTGATGCCTTTGGAGTGAGTGATCACTGCATGCGAGGATTTGCTAAAAAGAACGGCATCTATGTTACTATCTCAAGCGGAGCTAGAAGAAAAATTCATATAGAATCAGGCAAGCTTAAGGCATTGATTGACCAAGGTTTAACTTGGCAAGAGATAGGCAAAAAGCTAAGTGTGAGCAAGCAACTTGTCATATCGAGAGCTATAGAACTTGGCCTTAGCAAGCAAACCAAACGGTGGTTTATTGACACTGAAAAGCTCAAGACTTTAGTTGAGCAGGGATTGAGTTGGATAAAGATAGGTAGGCTTTTAGGTGTTAGCGACTACACTGCTCATCGTAGAGCCGCTGAGCTTGGTTTTATCAAACAGTACACAAAGAGAAAGAAAAGCGATGCTGAACGGCTTAAGGCTTTAGTTGAACAGGGATTGAATTGGACGGAGATAGGCAAGATTTTAGGTGTTAGTCATGTATCTGCACGAGAGAGAGCCAATAGGTTAGGCATCTTCAAGCAAGACAACAGGAGAAAAACAAATGAATAAGATACTTTTAGGTGATTGCCTTGAGCTCCTACCAACAATAGCAGATAAATCGGTTGATATGATCCTTTGCGACTTGCCTTATGGTACTACTGCTTGCGAGTGGGATTCGATTATTGATATGGGGAGGCTTTGGCAGGAATATGAAAGAGTGATCAAAGATAATGGTGCTATCGTATTGACTGCCAATGCGAGATTTACTTTTACTTTGTACAACTCAAATCCGAAATTGTTTAGATATAAATGGATATGGGAGAAAACAATGGCAAATAGATTTGTTCATGCAAACAAAATGCCTTTAGCGTCGCATGAAGATATCTTGATTTTTTATAAGAGATTACCAACATATAACCCCCAAAAAACAAAAGGTGACCCTTATGCTGTAATACGTCCATCTGGAGAAAAACGATCTGCGGAGTATGTACAAATTAAAAGAGGCGATACTATCAATAATGGGGATCGGTTCCCCAGAGATGTCATTGTTTTTTCAAATAACAATTATGGCTCACTACACCACACACAAAAACCTGTGGCTCTGTTTGAATACCTGATCAAGACCTACACCAATGAAAACGATCTAGTGCTTGATAATTGCTCAGGTAGTGGCACAACAGCAATCGCCTGCATCAACACAAATCGCAGATATATTTGCATGGAGAGAGATGAAGGGTATTATCAAAAATCGGTTGAGAGAGTGGCAAATCATGAGCCTTTATTGCAACTGCTTAATCAAAAGTGAAATAAAACAATTTAATCCATTGTTATTAAACAACCTCAACCCTCAAGGAGACACACATGAGTGAAGAAAAAATCAGTGATTTAGATTGGCTTGCACAACAAGTTAAATATGATGGAGCATTGTTAAAATACAATCAAATCTTAACATTGCTTGCTTTAGATAATAAAGATGATGATATGGTCACATTTTTATTGGATGGATTATTTTGCAGTTTAACATCATTTCTTAGGTATGAAGAGAAACTTGTAGATTGTAAAATTATGGGATTTCATCGTATCTTAGAAGATACTTATTTTTGTAACGATCCAAAATTTTTTATTGAAAAGGTGCCTGAGTCTCGAAATTATTTAAGAGCCTATATGAATCTTGAATTTAAGGCGGATGAGACAGTTGATTATCAGCTAGCACAACACAAACAACGCTTGAAGAAAAATCCTATTCTTGCATCTTCTTAATTTTTGTTTCTAGTCTATCAATTCGATCCACCAGCTCATCATCACCGAGCTGAATTTTAGTGGCTTTACGATCTTGCTCATTGATTTTGCTTTCTAGTGTGCTGATCTTCTTTTCAATTTCATGTCTCTCAAAGTCGCAGACCAAGGCATGGTCTTTGTCCTCTTGGCTTTTCTTATTCATCTTTTGAAACATCAACACGATCAAGATGATGAGCGCCAAAGGTGTGTTATCTTTTGTGATTTTCATGAGTGCTTGGAATTGATCGATCTCAGGAGGGAGCTCTAAAGTTTGAGCAATAGGTTTCACATCTTGAGGTTGTGTTTGCATGATTGGAGCATCATCTGGCATTGGTAAAGTCAAAAACATGTCATCATCTTTCTTTATGTATATGAATTGATCATCTATCATTTTAATGGCTTTTTTAATAGGCTTATCAACTTTTTTCACATCGTAGTGCATAATGATTTTTGCACCTTCTTTAAATTCGCAATCTTCAATCTCATAGACTTGACCTTTGAAAAATAGCTTGCCTGTTTGTGTGATAAAAAACTCATCATCTATTGAACACATTTTTATTCTCCCTTGTGTTTTGTTGATATAGCACCGATCTGATCTGTGTATACCTTTATTGCTTTACCTTGCACAGGTCAGATTTTTGCAATTTTTATGAAATTATGTTTATATTTCTTGATTTTAATATTCTTTGATGTGATAGAATGGTTTAGAGAGGTATAGAATAATGACAAGTTACCCATATATGACAATGAAATCAGCAGGTGCTGAATTTCCATATCAACCACAAAAGCCAACTTATCGACAATATGGCATCAGTGGAACTTCTATTATGGGGGGCTATATCTCAGGCAAAGAGCAAAATAATGCTCTTAGTGGTCGTGCATGGACAAGAGAAGCAGAAGATATGCTCGCGACTGATCCAATTGTCAGACGGTCTTGGTCTTTGGTTAAGCAAACTCTCTTGTCAGCCAAATGGGAATTTAAAGCAGGTATTGATGGAGATCAAACAAGTGAAGAGCTCGCAAGATTTGCAAACGAGGCCTTTGGCTTTGGTGGATATCCTGGCATGATGGACACATCTTTTGAGGATCAACTAAACTATTTACTTGAATTTATTCCACACGGTTGGAGATATGCAGAAGAAATTTACTGCATGGAAAAAGATAGTCTTGGCAAAGAAAAAGTATTCTTAAAGCGATATGCAGATAGAGAGCCTTCATCTCATCAACAATGGCTTTCTATTGATGGTCAAAATCTTGACGGTGTTATTCAAATAATGGTCGGTGGTGTTGTGCCTGATCCCATTCCTGCATCAAAGCTTTTGCTTCTCACTCTCAATCGTACAGGCTCAAACTTTGAAGGTATTGGCTTATTGCGACCTTGTTGGTGGTGGTGGAAAGAAAAGCAAAGATCAGCGACACTCATGGCAATTGGCCTTGAAAAGTGGGCTGTGCCTACTCCTAAAGTTGTGGTTGATCGAGAGATTGCTGAACGGTTGGGCGTTTCAGATGGTGATATCTCAGCCATGATCTCAGAAGCAGAAGCACAAGCACAAGCTTATATCTCTCAAGAGCAAAGTTATCTTGTTGAGAATACCGTTGTTAAATTCGATACATACGGAAAAGATAGTGGCTTTAATGCGCAAGGTGCTTTGCAAGTCATCCAAGAATGTGATAATCAGATATCACAGGCTTTTATGGCTCAATTTATGAATTTAGGCATCAGCGATACAGGCTCAAGATCGGTCGGTGAGGTGCATCTATCTGTATTTAGAAGAGCATGTATCAACTTTCTCGATCTTGTAGCTAGTGCAATCAGTGGACAAGATAGACGATGCGGCGGCACAATTGGGCGATTGATCTCTTGGAATTATGGCAATATTGAAGCTACAAAATATCCTAAACTCGTACATATGGGCTTAGATACAGATGCACTTGCAGATGCCTTGATCTCTTTGCCTTCTTTGGTACAGGCTCAACTCTTGACACCAGATGATGATCTTGAACAATCGATCAGACAAAAAATAGGTGCTGGACAGCTCCCAAGTGAAGCAAGTAGATCAGCAAAAGATCGAGCAATTTCTCAGAATCCAAATCTTGCGATGATGGAAAGATTGCGAGCATTGAAATGAATGAAAAACAAATTCAAATGGCAAAGCAAAGATTGATGAATAGACGATTTCAAGCTTATGCTGATTTGCCTAAAAAATACAATGGCATCTCTTTTACTCCTCCTCAAGGTGTACGAGAAAATGCAAGTAGAGCCTTGAAAAAACGAGCAGAGCAACCACCTTCAAAGCGTGGTATGACTGCAGTAGGAATTGCAAGAGCAAGGGATTTATCAAATGGTGTTTCCGTTTCACCTGAAACTATCAAGAGAATGGTGGCTTATTTCACTAGACACGAGGTAGATAAGCAAGGCTCAACATGGGAGGAATATGGCAAAGGTCGTCAAGCTTGGGATGGATGGGGCGGTGATGAGGGCTTTACCTGGTCGAAAAAGGTATTGGCTCAGATGGATAAGGCTGATGAAAAATCGAAGAGTCTTGCATTATCTGAGCGTCTTGACTTATTCAAGGGGCAAGATATTAAGATTTTATCTTTAGGCAAAGTCAATTCAAGAGTTAGCGGCTCCACTATCCAAGAGATCACTCCTCAAATTCTATCTGAGCTTGTGAGAGTTTTCTATGATCGCAAAGGTAAAGACCCTGTGATCATCGATTGGAATCATCAGTCATCACCGTTTGTCAATCAAGGGCCTTCAACACCTGAGCAAAGCATGGCATTCGGTGAGATCGCTGATATCTATCTCAAAGACGATGCACTCTTTGCAGTACCGTACTATACTCAAAAAGGCGTTGAGCTCGTTGAAAAATCCCAAGGTCTTCTATATCCATCCCCCGAATTTCAAGTAGGCGATTTATATAGTAGAGATGGAAACGGTGAGAAGATTGGCAATGCTCAACTTTTAGCAGTGACATTGACACCACGACCAGCACAAACAGAAAACAAAATATCCCGCGTTTTACTCATGGAGAACATAATGAATCCTGATGAACTCAAAGCAATGACACCTGAGCAATTAGTTGCTTTGGTGCTTGAAAAAGATCAACTCGTCAAACAACTTGAAGCACAAATTGAAGGCCTCAAATCTGAAAATGAT